TTTATGACGAGATACGCTACACCAAGAAGACACCGCAAGAGCTATCTAAGATAATTAAAGAAAGAGAGCCTAATATAGATAAGTTTGCTATGTTAAAACTCGACCCTTCGGCCTCCACCAAGGCCAAGGATGGCTCGCTGTCAATCCAAGACCAGTTCACTCAAGAGGGGATTATGTTTACTCCGGCTAACAACGATCGTCCTAATGGTTGGATGGCGGTACGTAAATGGTTATCAATAGCTCCCGATGGTATGCCTTACATGTTAATAACCGAACGATGTAATTTTTTAATTAAAAACTTTCCAATGGTAGTGTATGATGACATTAAAAAGGATGATTTAGACACCAACGGACTTGATGACGAATTGGATGCTTTACGCTACCTCTGTGTTCACTTAAAATGGATTGATGCTAATGTCCAAGAAGCCAAGAGGGGACATGAAACAGGTATTCAATTACTTCATAATCAACTGTTAGCCGACAAGGAAGCGTTCGAGGATGATAGAGAAGAAGACAACTACAAGGAGGTAATATAAAATACAGCATGCCATCACTTGTAGGAAAGAATGCTTTGACTGTGTTTTTGTCTGAGTCTGTCGACAACAATTTAAAGATGTTTTTTTGTCCATATACCCGCAATAACGTCGTTCAGTACACTGGTAGTGTTGAGATTATCTACCCAGGTTACGACTCAATCAAGAACCCCAATGTAATCATACGACCACAAAAGTTATCGCAGAATATCAATTATATATTTACTAACACCAAGGATAGAGAGGTTGATTACGCCTCGTTTTGGATTCAATGTCGTACTTTCGACATAGAAAATATCCACACCTACTACTGTTTTAACTGCCAAGCCCCACAACTATATTTTAGTGACAACAAAGTAGTTAAGTACGACAACAAATCAGAGGTTAAACACGAATCAGAATATCTCTGTTCTAATTGTAAGAGACGGTTTAAATATATGGGAATGGTTAGTATAGGTTCTCCTGATGTATAATTGACTATGGAAGAAATAACCAGCCAACAAGAGAGATTTTCACCAACACGTGGAGTAATTGACACCCTACAACCTCTTAATATAGACATTGAAGACACCAGATTACTCGCCTATCTTGATAATTTAGAGTCAAAGGCAAAAGAGCACTGGGACTCTGAGGATATTAACTTAACTAAAAGACGTGAACAGAATTTTAAGTATCTATTTGGAAAACAACTAAAGGGAAAGAAGCTTAAGAAGTACGAATCAGAGTTTATTGACAATACTTTGTACGAAGTTGAGGGAATACTAAAATCATTAGCCCTGTCTAAGATGCCTGACATTATCATTAATCCTGGTGTATTTGGTGATAAGGAAAAGGATTTAAGCGCTGATTTGCTGACTAAATATAACGATAACGAGATTAACAAGTTGGAGTTAAAAAAACAGCTAGGAATAATGTTTAAGCACTTGCCCGTCTACTTAATTTCTGGGATGAAGTATCGCTGGGATGCTAGTCGAGGTAAGAATGGAACTATTATATTTGAGGTTATTAATCCTGAACATCTATTACTCGACCACACCGCATTATCATCTAACCCTGACGAGATGTTGTTTGTCATCCACTATATCGAGAAAACTGGTAAAGAATGGGCGATGTTATTCCCCAAAAAAGAAGAAAATATTAAAAAGTATATTTTAACTAAACACCCAGGACTTGAGACCCTATCGGGTGAGACTAAAGACGATGCACTGTTAGCTCAAAAAGTAAGAGTAAGTGAAGTGTGGTTTGATTGGTTTGATAAGGCGGAAGAGTTTGACGTTGAGAACCCTAAGTTTAATTTTATGAGTGGCGTGGCGTGGATGTTGGACAAGAATACATTACTTGGTAAAACTAAAAATCCTAATTGGGATTATGGTGGTCATTCGGTAGCAACACTAAATGGTCAACCTGTCAGTCCTGAAATAATGGAACAGGTAATACTCGGTGGTCAAATGCCAGGTTTTGAGATTAAGAAGGTTTATAGCAACTATTTTGAATTTCCCCGTAAGCCGTTCATCTTTATGAGTTATGACCAGTTCCTACGATCAGCTATAGATGAAACTTCACGCATTGAACAGATTATCCCCATGCAGAAATCAGTTGATGAGACAGAGAGGTCAATTGATTACATGGTAAGAGCGCATAAAGGTAAACATATCTTTAGTAAAGACTCCGGAATGACTAAAAAGGATTTGGAGAAACTTGATTTGAACAACCCTGACAATGATTTGTTAGTGGCTGGTATTCCCTCTCAAGTACATTCATTTATCCAAGCGGTTATGCCACCATCTGAAATGTTTGTCCACGCTAGAGAGAAACGTGATCGGATATTCGCTAAGATGGGGACTCATGGAGCTACTAGAGGTGAGGTGACGACCGATGTAGCAACTACTAACCAAATCTCAAGAGAGGCTGACTTTACTAAATCTGACGATTTAGTCGATGAGACAATCTTGCACGTAGTAACCGAAATATCCAAGGCTAGATTACACATGATGAAGTTACGCTATACCGAAGAACACTTTAAGAAAATACTCGGACAACAAGGTAAAGATTTACACTTTAGACTAACCAATGACACCATTGAAGACGGTATGGAGGTGGTAGTGTCCGCTAGTACCACAGATAAACTAAGGGCTGAACGTAATGCACAAGGTATGGCTCAACTAAACATGATTGACCCACTTACTTACTTTCAAGATTTAGGGTTATCTGATCCGGAGGGTAGGGCTGAAAGGTTGTTCTTAAAAGAGACTCAGCCTGAAATGTACTATCAACGCTATATACTTAAAAAAGACATGACAGAAATGGCTAACCAAATAATTCAACAGGTTACTCCTACCCTACCAGGACAACCGCCTATGCCAGGAGAAGCCCCACCGATGGCACCATCACCTACCGATACTAGTAATATTCCCACCCAACCCCAAGGGGGAATGATGAGTCAAGCAATGAATGGTATTAAGAATTTGTTTAAAAGGTAGTGTGCTATAATCACTTATGGGAAATCAAAACACAATAGTCACCCCGCCAGTAGTTACTACTCCTGTTGCTACTGAACCAGTTACACCTCCCGCTACTCCCCCCGTTACACCTCCTACTCCACCCACAGCATCTCCTATTGACACAGCCACTATTGAAAAGAATGTATCTGAAAGTGTCTCTAAATCTGTTATTGAAAAAATAGGTGAAGCTTTGGGATTAAATAAAAAAGAAAAAGAACAACTACCTACTGACCCTGATGAGTTAAGAGCTTTTGTTGAAAGTGCCTCTAAAAAATCTGCCGAAGCGGTACTCGCCGAAAAAGAGAACAAAGAAAAAGAAGCCAATGTTGAAAGAGAACGCCAAATCGAAGAAGGAAGTAAACGTTATCAACAACTATGGTCTGGTCAATACGAAGCCCTATCTAGTGCCGGTAAACTACCTAAGATTGTCGATGCTACTGATGCCAACGACCCAGGACGACAAGCCAAGACTAAACTGCTTATTAAGTTATACGAAGTGTTGCAAGAGAATGAGAAGAATGGAATTGATGAAGTACCCACCATTAAAGAGATTTATTATGAATACCCCGAAGTGCTGAAAGGTACTATCCCGGGCGGTACTGCTCCCATATCAGGTGGTGGTAGAAATCATGCCAGTGGAACGGGTCTAAACTACTCTGATATTCACAATCAATCTTTTGAAGAAATACTGTCAAATGGGTAACATCTTATTGACAGACATTTTGCTAGTATCTATAATGTAATTAGTTAAAGGAAATTACCTCGCAACGATGCGGGGTTTTTTGTTATTAAAATTTAAAAGAAATATGCCAGATGGAATTGCTCTAACAAATCGGATAGATAATACTACCGAACGTAAATTATATTCTAAAGTTGTAGATAACACTTTAAACGCCACCACATTCATGTCCCGTGTTATGGGAATGGGTGAAGGATTTAGTGGTAAGAGAATGGACTACACCATTACTATAAGTGAAGATTCACAATTCCAATGGATTACTGGACTCGAAGATTTGAACTCATCTGCTGTTGATAATACGATTGAATTGCAATATACCCGAACAATGGGTGTCCAACCAAAAGTACAAATTGACTACGAGTCATTTGCTAATGATGGTGAAGCAGGTATAATTCCTCTCAATGCTTTCAAATATAAAGAAGCCGCTGCTGTTGTTACTCAAAAAGTTTCCTCAGCTATCTATGGTGCTGGTACAGGTAATCAACCAAATGGTTTGAATTCTTTTGCTGATGACGGTACTTTGAAATCCACAATCGGTGGACAATCTAAGACAACCTACACCACACTAAAAGGTACTTATACCAACTGTGGGGCTATGACTTTAGCTAAACTCTCAGCTCTTGACGATGCTATTAGTGCTTCTAGTTCAAAGGAAGGTTCACCTTCCATTAAAGTGTCAGGCAAAACTGTCTGGTCATTGTTTGAAGAGCTTTTGACACCCTTCCAAAGGGTTAATTTCAACGCCGGTGATTTACCCAAATTGCCACTACGTGGTAAAGATGTAAAACGACCTGGGGAATTTGGTTCAATGGCTGGGTTTACTACACTATTTCACAGAAACATTCCATTGATTAAAGATGATGATGCTACCTCTGGTGCATGGTATTCACTCAATGAAGGAACATTTGGTTGGAGAGGTTCTAATAGTGTACCTTCCGATTTACAAGGCCGATACGAGAAAGTTGAATTAGGTCAAGGTTCAGGATATGAATCTACTGCTGCCCTAGTGGATATGCCACCTAAACCAGTCGGTTGGTTCTATCGTAAAGATATGGGTATACCTACTCAATTAGGTTCTATTGCCTACTTCGTTATAATCGGACAAGTTTGTGTCTGGGAACCACGAAGGAATGGACAGTTATATTCAATTACAGGTTTAGAATAATCTAAAATGAAGACAATACTTTCAAGTTCGACTCCTTACGAAATCAGTTCTAGCCAACTTGTAGAATTGGGTGCTAAATATTCCCAAGATTCTACCGGACGAGTTTGGCATTATGCCCAAGCTGGTGGTTCGACCCTAGCAAGAGGAAAATTTAATGTTGCGGCTACTCAAAATGCACAACGTGTCAATCTTTCCTTTTCAGTTGCTCCCGCTGTCGGTGATTATGAGGTCAGTGTTACTATCGGTACTGGTGCTGCTACTGCCAATGACTATAAAGATGGATGGTTAGTGGTTCAGGATGGAACAGGTCAAGGTCGTGCTTATCCAATTGAAGGACACGATGCAATCACTGCTTCTACTGCTGGTAAATTTAAACTCAAAGAAGCTATTGATACTGCTGGTGCTTTAGCTGAAACTAATGTAGATCTTATTAAGAATATGTATGACGACATTGTTGTCTCGGTGGCAGATCAACTTGATCCCGCTGTTGGTGTAAACAACGTCTCAATTACTACTCTCTATTATGGATGGGTTCAAACCTACGGTGCATGTGCAGTCTTAATGGATGAGATACTCGCTGTTGGTTCAGCTGTAACAATTGGTTCATCTGTTGTCGGTGCTGTTGAAGCATACGACTACAACTCAGGTGAAACAATGGTCGGTATGCAAGGGCCACAAGCTGGTGTTGATACTGAATACCAATTAGTTTATTTGAGGTTAGAAAATTAATAATTATTCGCCTTTTACCTAATTAATTTCAGATTTAAGAACAATTACTGATAGCGCCTTAGTTGGTGCTACCGTAACCTTAACAGTTGCTCAGTCGGGTCAAGTGTTTAACAACCGTTCAACTAGTGGTAGTCCTTCGTGGACACTACCAACTGCCGCCAATGGTCTTTTTTATACTTTTACCGTTTCAAATGTTACCACTGGTTTTACCGTTACGGGTGGAACTATTAAGTGTAAAACAACCGCTACAGGTACGACTCTATCAGGTACAACCCTTACAAATACTCAAGCAACAGCAGTCGTAAACGATACTATTACCTTAGTTTGCGATGGAAATGTCTGGAAAATGGTATATCAATCAGGTATATTTGCTTGTGTTTAGATGGTATAATTAATTATGAATAAATCGTTAATTAGTCGTAGTTTAAACACCACAACTTCGGTTGTAGCTCTAAAAGAAACCTACGATGCTACTATCTCTGCCAGTACCGAATTAACTCTTAATACTGCGACTACATTAATTGAAGTGTCGGCTATTGATAAGACTATTTTATTAAAGTGGGGGACTTCTGACTGCTCGACATCTGATTTTGATGAGGTAATTAATCTAAACACTACTCGTCAATTCCACGTTCCCGTTGATACTTCTACTGGGGTTAAGTTTACTGCGGTTAATTTCATAGAACAGGCAGCGACGGCAATTTTGTGTGTGGTTGAAAAGTAGATGTGTTATACTATCTTAATTATAAGGTAGATTAACCGCATGACAAACACCAGAAAACCAGAACCTCCTGTTACTAAAAGTGCTTACGAGAAGGTCAACCAATTTATTCAAGACGAAGGAATTTTATTAGCTTTAAGTAAACCCCAAATTTCAAGTACCGACAAGGATATTAAAATATCTAATACGGATACGGGTCAAATTATAGTTTCATTTCCTAATGGTGGACAGGTAGTAATAGGTAATCCCAACATAATGGCTTTATATAAAGACGATGTTATAAAAGAGAATAAGGAGGGCAACTAATGGTAGACCTTGATTCCAATCCAAAACACGCAGAACTAGAGAGACGTAAACATAATCTACACAAAATATTTAACCCTACAGATACTGACCATAAAGTTAAATTTAACATGGCTGTATCACCTGAGATATGGACAGTAAAAGCTCACAGTGAAGAGATAGTACCCGAATATGTTTGTATTAAATACTTAAAGGAAATGTCTGATTTGATTATATTCACCCAAAGCGATGAAAAGACTAAAAAAGAGAATGATAGGAGGATGAGTGCTGGACTCCAACCTATGAACCTATACGATGAACAATTTAGGTTTGAAAGTCGAAGTCTTAAAATTACCGAAGATCAATATGTGCAGATGATGGCTCAACTTTATAGAGGACTTTATAAAGAATATGGCATTGATGCCACCCCTGAAACCGAACCAGTATTACAAGGAAGTTCCAAACCCGCCTTTGATACTGCCTTATCCCGTGTCTTTGGAGGTGAATTGCCAGTTGTAAAGACAAAAGTTGAACCTAAGACTTCACTAGATGGCGTAAAAACAACGATTAAACCAAATAAGCCATCTGCTATCATCCCTGATCCAGTTGTTAATCCGGTTATTGATTTAAAGGCAAAAATTAACGCCGAAATTAAGAAGGTAAGCAAATGAACATAACAGAAAAACTATTTTTAACCTTATCAGGAATGATAGGGGTACGAGTTACTAAAGAGAATTTTAGACTTAAACTAAAACAACTCCAAATCGACGGTACTTATAATCAAAAGATGAAAAGTGAGATTTTAGTTGAATTAGTAATGGCGTTCTCAGAACTTGAAGAAGAAGTCGAAAAGTTAAAAAAGATAAATGAGTAAAGTACTTTATAATCCTTTGCTAGAGAATTTTAGTGTTGAGTTTGATAAATGTGGTGATAATCCAAGAGTGCTAACAATCAATGCTGGTGAAGTAAAACAATTTGAAGACTGGGAGGCAGAGCATTTAAAAAAACATTTAATAGACAGGCTTATTGACAAGAATCCCCCTGCGGATAAGAATTATGAAGCTAAACGTGCCGAGTTAGAAACTGTAGTGGAGGTGCTATGAATAACATTGACAAAATAAAAGGATTAATGGAATCACTAACCAATGAATTTGAGAACCTACAGACCATGTTAGTAACCATGGGTTCAGAAAGTGAAAGATTGAAAGAAAAAGATATTGAGTTATCAACTAAAGAATTATTTCTGTCTACCAAAGAATCTAAACTTTTGCCACAAACTAAAGTAAATAGTGAAAACAAAAAAGAGATTAATAGTCTACGAGAACAACTAGAAGCTAAACAATTAAAATTACAACAAGAATGGGACAAGATGTTGTTCGAAAAGGAAGCGTGGACTAAAGTCAAGGAGTCGATGGTTAAAGAGAAACTAAGACTTAAGAATTTAAGTAAAGAATTGGAGACAGTCAAGAAAGAATTGGAGACAGTCAAGAAAGATTTGTTTGATAAGACCACTGTTATGTCTAAAAAAGAGGAAAGTACCCAAACTATGATTCAAATGCTAACTGCCAAAGAAAAAGTATTAAATGAGAGTCAACGTAAGGTAGATCAATATTTGGGATCAATTTAAATGCTATAATTAACTATGACACAGGGTATTTTAAGTCGAGATCAAAACTTTATTCCCATGGTTGGTGCGGTTAATTCAGTAACTGATACAAGTGCCTCAGCAAGATCACTACAATACAATCCTATAACACGGGGTTTGACGGTTCATGTTGTTGGTAACGATGCTACCCCACTAACTGATGGCAATTCATCTTTAGTATTCTCCTATAACGCTGATGGAGCGTTGATTTATGTCGATGAGACAATTGGAGCTACAACCTACAGAAGAACGATGACAAATGCAGATATGACAATCGCCACAACAAAATCAGTTAGCATTTGGGTATAAATGCTATAATTAGTCATGAAATTGACATTCTCTGATTTAATCTCTTACGGACAGGATGGTACAAACGATACCAGTACAACCATCAAAACATTCCTAAAAAGACGGATAAATGATAAATATGAGTTAGTAGCGGACAAGCTAAATACTTTTACCCAGACTTTATATCGTACCCCCCCTACCGTTGCTGGTAGGCAATACTACGACAACCCTCCTAATTTACGAGACATTGAGAGTGTTACTATAACCATTGATGATGTTATTTATCCACTAAAAGCGGTCAATTCACAAGAAAAATGGAATAGGTTGAACGCCATTACCTCAGTTGGTTCAATCCCTGAAAAGTTTTTTAAACGACGTGATGACTATGGACTGTTTCCTATTCCCCAAGATGCGAACAATACAATAACAATCGCTTATACCCAACGTGCAATACCTTTATATTTTGAAGATTACATCACAGGAACGGTAACAGTAACAGAGAATGATCAAGCGGTAACGGTAGCTACAGGCAACTTCACTACAGGTGCAATTAAGCCAGGATTTTGGTTTACACTAACTGATAGTAATGGTGAACCAAGGGGAAATTGGTATCGCATATTGTCTGTCACAGATGCTTCTAACCTTAAACTTGAGACATATTTTGAAGAAACTGGTGAGGCTGGGGCTACATATCTAATAGGTCAAGTACCAGAGATACCGGAAGAGGGGCATATCTTATTACCAATTGGTGCTTTGTCAGAGTTCTATCTATTAAAACAGAAAGACACTGAGACGGCTACTAGATTTAATAATATCTTTTGGACGGGTAACCCAAATGTTGCTCCAAACTTTCAAAAGAAAGATAAGGACTACGGTGGACTTATGGGATTAATTGAAGCGTATCGTGATAGAGATAGTAGTTGTATTGTAAATAGAAACCCAACTATAGATTATGAAACGTATTTAGAATGGGGGACAACTATTTCTTAATATGGCAATAAAAACTATAAGTTTAAGAGATTTTTCTGGCGGAATTGCCACGTCTGGTGAGAAAAAAGATATCCAGTTTTCCGCTAGATTTATTAAGAACTTGAATATTTTTGAGAGTCCTGATTATATAACCCTATCTAAGAAAGCAACTAAGGTGTCGGGTAATACAGTAACTGATTTAGTTACTTTTTGTGAAGATGGTAGTCCTTACGACACTAACAAATACTTTTATGATTTAGCAGGAAAGATATACCGTGAAACTTCGGGTGATGTGTGGTCATCGTTACGAACCGTATCGGGCGGTGCCGGTGAAGGGCTTAAAATATTTGATAACTATTTGTATTATGCCTTAGGTACAGATTTGGGTAGGTATGGTCCACTTACGGGAACACCTGCATTTAACGACTCTCTTGTCTCATGGTGGGCAGCAGCACTAACAGACATTCGGACCATAGGTGGTGGTACAGGTCAAACTTATGCTACTGCCACATCAATTGCTGAAACTGCCACCCATCGTCAAACTTTTACCACTACTCACGACCCTCTTAAATCGATTGTAATTGATATTAATGATACTGGTGACAACCCAACGTGGACAGTAACTGTGCACGATGCGGATAATAACCTAATCGGTTCTAAAACCACAGCTTTTGCTAGTGTTGCCACTGGAGATAATACTTTTACTTTTGCGACTCCACTACGATTAATAATCGGCAATGAATACCACTTTCATGTGACTACTAGCACCATTACAGGTGCACCAAAGGTTACGACTAACGTAGCCTCTGATTTGGAGGGCGCTGAATTTATAGTTAATTATGGAGTGTTACTTGACGCAGAATTTCACCCTATGGTTACGGTTGAAGACAATTTAATCATTGGCAACAAAGATTATTTGGCAGTATTTGACCAATCTACTTACAATCCTACTAAGATTCTATTAGAAAAAGGATTTGAAGTTAGGTCAATGGATAAGACCGATGAGTATATAGTAGTTACGTGTTATAAAGGTGCTTCGATT